TTATCAATCTTGACATCGCCGGCACGAGCGATATCTGTTCTAAAAAAGTCTTTCTTCATCATTTACTCCTCACTTCGATTGTTAGGTTCTGTGCCGTCCTCATCTGCGTTGTCACCATTACCTGTATCTTCCTGCACAACTTTTTCGAGTCCGAGTTCCTTGATTTTTTCTTCTTCACGTTTTCTTTGTTCAAAACATTCCTCCCAGTCTTTGCCTTGAGCCGAAAAGAGGTCTGAGTAGGTAACGATCCCGTTTTTAATCCCGACTTCTGCGGCTTTGGCTTCTTTAAGCGGATCAACCCATTCCCATCCCGGGGTTATCCATGAAGCGTTAACCCAGTTCTGCCTTTTTTCATAGAAGGGAATTGCTCCGAGATCCCCTCGCAAATACGCTTCTTCAAGAACCATGTCCCAGACCGGCTGGCATAATTTCCGTGCGAGCCATTCCTGACGTACCTTAAAATATCTGCGAGCTTCCAAAAGAGCCGCTCTTGCGCTGGAATAATTTGTCTTTGAAAAATCTTTTGCGACTAACTCGTATGGAAGCCCGAGAGCCGCCGAAATGGCTCTGAGCATTTTTTCAACAAACGGCTCAAACGTAGCACTCGGTCGCTGGGGATTAAACGAAGTAACGGATTCACCGGGAAGCAGATGTTTAATCATGCCCGGCTCAAGAGATTCTATTAATTGATTTTTAAAATTACGGTCGTATCCTGTGTTAACATCCATCGATGATTCGGACGTAATAAAGATCGAGAAACAAGCCGCAATCCGAGCCGCTACAAGTTCGGCTTCCGCATATTCAGATAAATCTTTGAAGTAGGTAAGAACAGGGGCAAAGAACGGAACTCCCCGGGTCTGTCCTGAACGCTGAACCGGATAGAGATGAAACACATTCGCACGGCCGTATTCATTGCGTGCGGGAATTTCGATAAACTTCCTGTCATCAGCCTTTGAGTATCGGTAATCACCGGGGTGCATTTTCTGGATGAAGTAGGAAACCGGTTCGCCGTTTTCACCGATACGCACACCGGCTCTGATAGTTTTATCTCCACGTTTTTCTGGCGGGGTAGCAAGCCTGTCTGATTCAATTACCTGAAGGGCAAGTGAATAGGGTCGGTTTTTATCCTTAATCATTACCGGAATGATAATCGCTTCGCCGTTCTCAAGAATCTGGCGGTCAACTAACTGCTGTATTTCATAGAAGTCCATGCGGTTTCCCGCATCAGCGAACGGAAGCCATATCTTCCACGCACGTTCTGCTTTTTTCTGGAACTTAGCCGCTTTGCTTTCGCTTACCCCGAGAACCTCACGGTCAACACGGCTTTGCGGTCTGATCCCAGTTCCGACAACATTCGTTGTCATCGTGTTAGTAATCCCTGAAGCGTGTGCGTCATTACGGTTTAAATCCCGGCTACGTTCCCTGAGTTCCGGAAGATCGGGAATTATATCCTGATCCGCAGAACCGCCACCGGGAAGCCAAGACGAACGCATGCGGTTTCTCTCAGCGCCACGGTAAGCCCCAAATTTCTCGGAAATCTTAATCGCCTGCCTGAACATGCGCCTTTTAAATGCGGTCTTCGGCGAGAAGAAGCCTATGAAACCGTCAAATGTATCTGCAATTTTTTCTGTTATCTTCATACCGGATTATCAAACCTCGCATACGATGTGCGGGATACTCCGCTTGCGACTTCCTGCTTAAGCTGATCCCGCAGTTTCATCAATTCTGATAAAGTGATGTACTGCAAATTGCGCCCGCCAATCGAATAAGACTGAACAGCACCGCCGGTCATGCGGGCGTTAATTGCGTTCTCAACGTTCTCGAGCATTTCCTGTTTCGTTGCCATTTAATTCCTTCCGTATCCCAATAAAAAAACCCGACTCCCCCTTAGCTAAGGAATCGGGTTTTTATAACTTATTGGGCGCACCAAGGTGGCCAAACCCCAGCGCATTAAATTTTTATATCTCTACTTTAATATTACTGTATCTGTAATCTTTTTCAATATGGTCGTTACTACAAAATAGCAAATCCATATTTTTATTTTTTCTCCTGTTCAACGCTCTTAAAATTCTTTCCGCAGTCCCTGCATACGTGATAGCGGATAGGTAAATGCGTCGAGTAGCATCGGTTGTTTTTACTCCCGCAAGCTGGACACCTGAGAGGAAAGAACGGAACTCCGTAATCCTCAGGCTCGACTAGCTGTTCGCCCCGTGACGGAAGGGTTTCTTCTTCGCGCAACCAATTTTTATGACGTTTTAACCATCGTCCTCCCATCAGATCCACGCCCCTTCTCGTTTGCGAATCCAGCTGGAACGGCTGTGTTCCTGACGTATATCTTTATGCACCGTGCGCTCATCTCTGCGGAGATTAAGCGCACGGATAATATCTGCGGCCGCTACTGCATAGACTTCCGCATCAAGATAGTGATTCGCAACCGAGGAGCGTTTTTTCTGCCAGACCTCTTTAGCTTTACCTGTGTTCCTATTTCTAACTAAGACCTTATGCTCTGAAGTAAACTGTGAGAGGTAGTCATCAGCCGGATCTTTGAATAAATGCCACTTGTTGGGATCTTTAGTCGCAACAAGCCTGCTGATTTTATCTTTGTATTGCGACACGTTCAGATTCCACAAAACAAGACCACTCTTGATAATGCTTCCGGTGCGGGAATTTATATCTATCTTTGACGCACGGTAAAACCTGCCGTCGGTTATCTCATCCTGACCCTTAATCGCCTTGGAACGATCACGCCAGTGCCTGCAAAAATGATAAACCTCATCAGTCCTGTAACCCGAATCAATACAGGTCATGTAAACAGGAAGTGTTTCGCTCCCTGAAACCTTTTTGTAGTCCGTCTTAAACAATACCTCGACTAAATCTTCCCAGTATTCCAGAGAACCGCACCTGATGAGCCAAGACTGCTCCTCATAGCCCCAGCCACGGATAACATAAAAGAAGTGATCCTTCTGAACGTCCACCCCGGCAGTCAATACGACAACATCGTCCGGAACCGTCCCCTGTAAGTAATCGCATGAAAGTGATTTGACCTTATCAACCGTTGTTTCTTCGATTTTTTCTTCCCATACTTCCGCAAGCCACGAATTGACAAAGTTCATTAAGAGTTCGATAAAATCTTTTGACTTTAAGAACTCAACTGCGATATCGCTCCAGCTGAGCCATGGGGAGTAAAGGGAATTAATCCAAAACCCTCTGTGCTTACTGTCTAAACCCTCGCCCCAGATCTCACCGTCTTCGTTAATCTCGCAATCCCTCGGAACCCATTTGCCTTTATCCAGCATTTGGGGCTTGTGATAGTCCTCGATGTGTTTCCCGCAGTGTTCGCACTCGTACCAAGCTAACCGTTTATTTTTTATCTTCTCGGTTGATCGTTCTTTCTCCGGCCATTTAATCTGTCCAAACACAAGAATCTGAAAACCACCGCAGTGAGGACAGGGAACAAAATACTTACACTGATCTGACTTATCGTATTCACGGTAAATATAACCGTCCCGAGTTGTCGGCGTTGATACCTTGACCGTCTTTTTATTCCAGAATGTTTTTTGCCTTTCAGAAGCCAGCTTGATAGGATCCGCTTCACGCCCTGAAAACTTAGGGTACTTATCGATCTCATCCAAGAAAAGATAACGGATAGGGCGGGAAGCAAGATCAGCCGGGCTGTTGGAACCGGCAAAGAATAAAATCATCCTATCCATTCGGTATTCTAATTTTGTAATATCATCTGACTTGCGTGGCATACGCTCCTGCAACGCAGGCGATCCCTGAATCATAGGAAGCACCCGGTTATATGAAACACTCCTTGCGTCGCTCTCACGAGGCAACACCACTAACGTAGGGCCCGGATCCTGATCAATAACATAGCCGAGCATATTGAACATCGATTCAGTCTTGCCGACCTGTGAAGAAGCCATGACCGTTATTTCTTCAACATGCGGATCGGTAAAAGCGTCCATAACCCCTCTCAGATAGGGAGTCCTTAAAGTTTTCCAACGGCCGGGTTCTGCCGAAGTA